GTTCATTTTCCTTTCATTGTGCCTTACCTCGGAGTACACCCTACCGTTGTTTGGCGGCATTCCTTGGAGTGCTAGGCAGCAAAATGGTGACAGGTCCAATGTTACTGCAGAAGCTTGGTCCTTTGTTCCCATGGAAGCTGTTGGGGAGACGGAGGAGGATGGGGGCCCATTGCACCATCACTCCGCCGCCGCCGACACGACCGCACTCGTGTTGGCGCATCCGGCATTTGATCCAGCCGATGAGGGACCTTTAGGCGTCAGTCCCGACAATTCGCTTCATGAAGTGCGCAATTCTGATCCGCAGACGTACGGCAAACGGCGTCGGCGCCGAGGCACAAGAGGTGGTGGACGGGCGGTTGGGCGCTCGGAAGTCATTTACTGTTCCTTGGAGGAAGAGTTGCATGCTGTTGTAAATGATCCATCTTTCCGTTTCAACGACAAGGGCGTTGCCGACTTGTACAAGCAGGTCATGAACATCCACATGCGTGCAGGATGCGTGATCCAGCTTGCAAATGGCCAAGTCAAGCAGTTGCAACCCCGGCAGGAATTGGGTCAGATTTCGACTTTGGTGCGGGCAATGTGCCGCCTCGACAACCCTGTGCTGCAGCAGTACCGCAAGGACGCTGTGGAGCAAGATGGCGAGGAGTTGCTTGACTTGTGGCGTGAGCACTACCAAATCGTCGACAACAGTGTGGGGCTTGGCTTGAGGCGCAGATTCGCTGTGTGGCTCACTGGGTGGCGGTATAGGCTACTCGGGAGCGCACAGCGACCACCACGATGCTAGGCAAGCGTAGCAAGGCGAGGCTGCGTCTGTTATGATGAGATCCAACCGAAGAAGCATGACTGTAATTCAGTACGTTGCTCCGGCTCTCAGCTCGTTATAACGCGCATCCCAGACCTTGTTCGCTGCCCCTCCAATACGTCATTCTACCTCGTCCCGCCCAGACCACCAGTGCTTTTGATTGGACCAGATGTGAGTTGGTTTTACCCATCAACTTGTCTGCATAATGTCCTCAATGCACTCAACGGGCGCGTCGGGAAGCATGTTCCACAAATTGACGTGGAGGCAGTCCAGTTGGAACTTACCCCATTGGCTCGTGTGCTTGGTAAACACATGAGTGCATCGCCTTGTTCTTTGGGGGACATCTACAGCAAATACACAGGGCTCAAGCGCGCCCGCTACGAGCGCGCTCATCAGCAGTTGCTCCTCCAGGGTGGCTTGGTATACAAGGATCAATCAAGGGTGAAAATGTTCGTGAAAGCCGAAGGCTATAAAGTTGATCCGAACAAAGAGTACCCCGATTGCCGAGCCATTCAATACAGGTCTTTCGAGTACACCCTCAAACTCGCCTCAAAGATCAGACCTGCTGAACACAAAATGTACATGTTGACGGATGTGCCGGGATTTGGTGAAGGTCCCATCTTCGCCAAGAACATGAATCAATATCAGAAAGCAGATGCTTTACGTTCCATGGTTGAGGAATTGCCGGGCTGTCGGATCGTGTGTTTCGATTTCTCGCGGTTTGATGCCCATGTGCAAGCTCCCATGATGCAATACGTGGAGCACGTTGCTTGGAATACGGCGGTGGGTGATCCAGAATTGGCAAAACTGTTGCGTTGGCAGTTACTCAACAAGGGTAGCCACGGCCGTGGAATTGACAAGGTCACGTATAGGGTTAGGGGAGGACGCATGTCTGGGGACGCCAATACTGCAGGAGGTAACTGCATCATTTCGGCCACAGTCTTGTGTTCTTTCCTAAACCAACGTGGCCACCGGTACCGCGTGCTTGTTGATGGTGATGATAGCGTGGTTGTTTATTACGGCCCCAGAATCACCCAGGAAGAGATTGGGCAGTTCGTCTTGCGTTACGGCATGGTCATTGGCATTGAATCGGAGCCTAACAGTTTGGAAGAGATTGAATTCTGTCAGGCACATCCTGTTTGCGTGGGTGGTCGGTGGACCATGGTTCGCAATCCAATGAAAGTGTTGACGAAGTTGGGCATGACGCATCGCAAGGACAATCCGCGCTCCTACCTCAAAAGGTTGCTCACCACAGCTACTTGTGAGGCGTTTCTGGCTCGAGGTGTTCCGATTTTGCAAGAGTATTGTAAGCGGTTCATCCAAGAGACAGAGCGACTCATGACCAAGCGGCAACTGAAAAGGAAATTTCTGCGCGTTGAGGAACTCTCTTACCGCATGCAGCATTTGATCGTCAAAATTGAAGACCACAAAGATGTACCTGTGTCCATGGAGACCCGAAAGAGCTTCGCTCGAGCTTTCGGGATTGAGGTGTCGGAGCAACTGAGAGCTGAGAGCGAGATTCGGGAGTGGGAGTTTGATTTGTCGATCCATCGTGCGGGTGGGGAGATGCATCCAACTTGGTTCTTAGGAGCACCACATCCGGAGTATTCGTAGAATTGGGTCGTGCCGCGTAATAGCCCAAAATCGCCCAATCCGTGCTAACCAGAAAGCCAAGAGACTGCACGGCGCTTCCCGAGAGGCGGGTTGCGGCACGATGAACAGTCCCCTTCGGTCATGGGGCATCCAATACAATGACCAAGAACAAGAAGAACAAGCAAAATGGGCCCAGGTCCAAATCAGGTCTCGTCCCCGCCAACCGGCAAATCAATGCCCCGGCGTCGTCGGGCACTCTCCTTACCCCTTCCAAATTCACAATGCAAACAATCTCAGACGGTGTTGTGCGTTTCCGTGGACATGAACTCTTGGGAGCCGTCGTCGCAGATAGTGCTACCCCGATCGCTGCGGTCTTCGACCTTAACCCTGCATGTTGGGTCAACTCGAGGCTTGCTCGAATCGCTGCTACCTACGAAAAGTACCGTTACGACAGTTTTACCATTCGTTACCACCCAACCTGCCCAACCACGTCCTCTAATGGCCTGGCTACTTACGTTGAGCTCGAAATCGATGAGGCAGCTGCTACAACAGTTGTCACCGCACTCAATCATCAGTACGCGGCTATGGGACCGTCATGGGCTCCACACGAGGTGCATTATCGTCGTCCACCACAAGACCCAAAGGCTTACATCCTGACCGATAACGCAGTTGGCAATCGCAATGACTTGTCCCAAGGAAAGGTCGTCTGCGTTTCCACGTACGATGGTTATCAGGTCTTTGGTTATCTTTCCATTGAGTACGACGTCGTTTTCATGTACCCTGAGTTGGAGAGTGGTTATCCCGGAGAGCAGTACCAAGTGTCCAGCGCAGCAGTCCCTGTCATCGCGCCAAACAGCAACATTGTGTCAGCCCCCAACTGGACTAGTGCCGGTATCAAAGTTGCAGAAATCATCCTCAATGAACCGCTCAACAACACCAGCAACGCGGCGGGAAGCATTTTCAATTTTGCGATTGGATCAGTGCTTTACACCGCTTGGGATGGAGCGAATTGGTTACTTTACCAAAACATTGAGCAAGCGTTGGCAACGGTAAATCCCCTGCGATCCGTGCCTGGATTGGCTGCGTTCACCTTGAATTATTTTGTGAGGAAATTGACCAGGGAGACTTGATTGAAGAATAGTTCTTTGGGGTAGCAGGGATTGATCACCCAACCACCTTAAGCGAGTGGTTCCCATGTTAGCTAGGGGTACTCCATTGCGAATTCGTTGTGACCATGAAGAAGCCGGCGGTTAAGCCAGGGCTCCGCCCATTTGCGGCCGTTGGTGAGGCTCTACTGTGGAGGGCTCAAAGTCGATTGGTTGCGGCCATGGAATTTGGAGACAAGGAGTGGAAGTCGCGCATCCACCCACTGTGTCACCCGCAGTGAAAGGTTCCCGCGCAGGGAGGTTTTACCAGAGTTTCCCGAGTAAGTGCATTGCCCCGGCGTGTAACACTGTCGTAACCCTACACAAAGTTAGGGCGGCGTTGCAACCGAAGCGCTTACTCACCAGATCGCATGAAAACTGGATCGGATCACAAGCAATTGTGTTGAG